GGTTCAATTCCCGCAGGTGGCGATGCGAATATCGCTCATGCGATATTTACAGCCGGTGAGAAGCCGGTTATGATATGCTACGGCTCATTCTGGGGCGGCGATTCAGGCGAAGTGATCAGTATTGGCCTCGTTCCCCCTGCTGAAAACGCTGCATTAGGTCTGAAAGCATGGTCGCATTTCATTGAACGCGGAAACGGAACCGTCATTCAGACGGGTCCAATGGAAGGAAACGTCACGGCTGACGGCGCTCTCCCCATGTTTGGGGGTTATACTCGGTCGTCGGCGGGGCAGCAATTGTATATTCCACCGAATTATACTCTGGTGTTCTATGCGAATGCAGCAAACGCGGCGGCGTGGTATGCAAACTTCGCGGGCTTTGAGTGTGAGTATTGATTTCATGCCTAAGCCCAAACCTGACGAGGTAATTCGTCACGAAGTCGTCTTAGGCAGAGCTGAGCGCGAGATATTGCGTGATCTCCAACTGTCATACACGACAAACCGCCTCCTTAGTCCATTCACCAACCTTTCACCGTCTGGGGCTTTGTTGCTCGGCGGAACGGGCTTATTCTTTCTCGACTATATCCTCGACAATATCGGCCTCGACCCAGATTGGAGGGAGATTATCGCCGAGATGACTCCAGAGGGAGTCAAGGATTGGTTCGAGACTCAGAACCTCGTTCTTGGTGGAATCGGTGCAATCATTGGCGGTCTCTTGACTCGCAGCCCCGCAGGTGCAAGAGCTGGTTTTCTCGCGGGCTTAGGATTAGCCGAACTTGCAGAAGACGAAGGAGACCCTCTGTATATGGATGACTCCGATACGGTGCTCGGTCTGGTTGACCCAGACCTTGAGAAGTCAAGAGAGATATGGTTCGCTTTGTTGCAGATGAGACAAGTCGTATTCGCAGGGGTGGCCGTTGCTACGGCAGACAGAAACGGAAACTCATCACCAACAGGCAGCAATTGAAAAAAAAACACTAGTACCCCCGTCAAGTAGGGGGTTGAAGCCTATTTCCGCCAAAGTTTGCGTATTCTGCTAATAAAGGAACGATTCTTTAGTCGATCATGCTCATCCCTTTCTTCGTTGTATTTCCGAACCCACCATTCACACCTTGCGTTTAATTTGATTAACTCGGCGTGTAGTTTCTCAGGACTTGCGACGGGCATGTTCGGATAGACAACCGGCATCATAGCCACCGTGACCGTCTTTGTTGTCGATGTTGCATAATAGATGATAGCATCCGAAACCCATGCAGAACGGCCTTGATTCGCTTTGTTCTTTTTTGGCACTCCTTCAATGATTGAATAGGCCGCAGGGGTCAACCTGAAAGAATGAGTCGCACCTGTTGGCCGCCTCTCCCGAATGGTATCGCCCGTGAGATTGGCGAACTTCAATCCTCGCGGCAGTCCGTCATCAGACCCCACCAGCTCGCCCCCTGAAACTATGAACACCATGAGACGCAACCGGACACGTCTCTAATTGTCGGATTAAAGCGACCTCATCCCAATGATGAACCAACCACTCTTGACCGCAATATCGGCATTCAATTCTCATTGAAACCCCTCGCCCATGATGGAACTATCAACGGCTTCATGTATGCTCGCTGCATGACTCTCGGCCACTTATCGAACACGACGAGCATTGAAGGAAACGGTGCATTGGCCCCCTTGATGGCTCGGTCGAATCGAAAGTTAAACCGGCCCTTGATGAAGTATATTGTTGAGGCTCGATTGACTACAATATCATGAAACCAGCGCGTATCAGGGCGGGCTGGAATGAGAACGTGGATTGATTCGACTTCGTCGCGCCTGATTTGCTCAGCGCACTTCGACAACCATAACGGCAGCTCGCGCCCGAATGGAGGATTCAACCAAACGCGCCCGAACCATTCTTGATTCAGCCCGTCGTCTTCTTTGGTGAAATATACGGGGGCTTTGTGGTTGTGGTCTGAGGCGGCTGCGTCTAAGTCAAACGTGAGATTCTTTTCAGATTCAAGCCACTCCATGAAAGCGTCAGGAGTACCCCAGTCTTGACGGTCGCTTGAGAAGTGAACCGCATGTTGATGGCTCCGATTCCACGTTTTCATTCCTCCCCATCTCCCATACTCACCCAAACAGGGATTCCTTCGTCGCCGTGAAAGAATTGGGCCGCGACGTTTGAGGGGTCATTCGGCTCACCGTCTATGCCGTAAAATATCACAGATACCCCGTCATCCACCGACACCAGATTATCAACAACCTTCTCAATTTCCTCGACCGCGCTTTGAACCCCACGATAAGACCAGATCCGGCCCTCCTGATAGAGCCTCTCAAAATACGCCCACTTAATCGCCTCTCGTGCTTCATCATCATCACCGAACTCACCAGTGCCAATCATTCAATCACCGAACCATGAAGGGGGCATTCGTGAATGGCGTGGTCTGTATCTAAGTGAATCCCAACTGTATGCGGAGGCAGAACAACCCCGCAACGGGTGCATAGCACACCAGTCACTACGCGGGCGAGAGCCATGAGTTCTCCCTCATCCCTGCGGTCCTTGACGGCTTGAGGACTCAGCTCGTAATCAATCCCCGTCTTAATCAGCCTCAATTGATTCTCGCTCGCCTCTTGAATCCATTTCAGCATGCGGTTTAGTTTGTGCCTCGTTAATGCCCCTGAGTGGTGGGCCGCCGTGTTGCTCATGTTTCTATCGAGGAGGGCCGTCGGCTATAATACCTTCGCTGCGGTTAATATTACCTTCACCCCCTCCGAAAGAACTCAAGCGCGACCAGCTCTTAACCAGACAGTCGAGGAGTGCCCCGTATGTCGGCGATAACCAGCGAGATGATCTCCGGTATATCAGGATTTAGCGGGTTGGCACGGTTCGCGCCCCCTAAATCATTCACAAAGCCGAAAAACAACGGTTAAGGGCTGCGTGGGGGTCGGGTGGGGCATGTTATTGGAACTCGTATTAGGAATAACCGCGCTCAACCTGTTGTTTTCAGTCTGGTTGATGCGTATTCTATCGCTCCAGATACAGCAAGCGGTCGTTGACCTCGACCAAATGCTCGCCGGAGCTATTGCCGGTCTGGTCGAGAAGGGTCTCGGCGACTTTGAGCCGATAAATCCGATTCAAGCGGCAATCGCCAACATGTTGACGGCTAATTTACAACAAAATACGACAGCCGGTGAAGTTATTGAGGTTGTGAGGGATAAAACGGGCAACTTTGCCTAATCATTCATTAACCGTCAAGTCTCCCCTCGTGATCTATGGCTAAGAAACGCAAGCGGTCTCGACGCAGAAACACCTTTTCGGTGATTAACGCGCTTGAGGCTTATGTTTATGCAACAATTCTGACTGAGGGGGTCGCGGGAACTTCACCCATTGGCCTCTTGACGGGTGCAACTGACATCGCTTCAACTCAGGTAAAGACGTACACCGGATTAGGTGGCGAGGGTGTCACTTCAATGGTAATTACCGGAGCGGATGCAATTTCGCTCGGAGACATCGCAACAGAACCCGCGCTTGCATTCAGCTCGATGGCTTCAAACTTTCAGGCCAACCTCGTTCCGATGGCGTTTGCAGCATTCGGCACTTCCTTCACGTTCCGCATAGGCAAACGCCTATTGCGTCGACCTATCGCAAACATCAACCGCAACATCATGAAACCGGCTCTTGGAGCGGGCATTAAACTCTGAGGTGATGATTATGGCTGACGTTGACGCATACGGACAAATCATAATGGCAAACGGGGCGGTTATCCCCCTATATCGGGCGGATTTGAGCGAATCGAATGAGGAGGAAATCTATACCGATGAAAACTTCGTCGGTTCACAACAAAACGCGGGTACCTACGCGACCCAGACTCTCGGAAATGTCCGAATGGTCTCCGGCGGCGTAAATGCCGAGAATGATATGACCTATTGCTACATTCGCAGCGCGGGCACAATCAAGGCCGCTCTGCCTGTCTCGGGCTTGAATAGTGGTATGGGCCTACCTGCGCCCCTACCATACGCGAAGGCTCTCGTATCGGGTGATCAGGCTATCGCCATGAGTAACGCCACGAGTGACCGTGAGGTTGGTCTAAGCGTCGCATGCTCGAATGGTGAATACCACGTTTTCAGCGTGACTCCTTCTGGAGCCGGAGAACACACTTTGGTGTCGGTTCTCACGGGTTTAGGTGTCGGCGAGACTCTGCAAGGTCGAACTATCACTCACGCCTTCGCTATGGGCGGAAATAACTCGGCGAACTTCTCGTCGCCGATTTACTTCGTTAATGGCTCAGGCGTTCCTATCGGTTCCGTCACTCCTAATGACCCCGCCGTTGATACCGGAACCTATCATCAATGCAGGGCGAACATAGCTCTCAACACTCGTGCGGTATTCAGGACTGATGCTTGAGGCGATTAAATGGGCGTATCAAAGAGAGCAAAGGCTCGGTTCAAAATAATGAGTAAAGCGGAAAAGAAGGCAATTCAAAAGTCCGTCAAACTCCTTTACGATAACGAGCTGATGGGAATAAAACGTATGCGTGAGATCATGAGGTTGGCACAAAAGGGGTGCTGAATTGGTAAAACTCGGTCAATTCGTTAAAGGCAACGGTTCAATTCCCGCAGGTGGCGATGCGAATATCGCTCATGCGATATTTACAGCCGGTGAGAAGCCGGTTATGATATGCTACGGCTCATTCTGGGGCGGCGATTCAGGCGAAGTGATCAGTATT